TGCAACGGTATCTTCTCTCATTGTACCGTCGTCATTTAACTTTAAAGGACTAGCTAAAGATGGAAGTAAGAACGATCTTACATTTCTTGAGGCTTTGTCTATTACTCTATTTTCTTTTACTCTAGCATAATCACTTGAAACTGCAACAGCTGTATAGTCGTTATCGAAATAACTACCCGACAATCCGAAGTGCTTCTTTAAAAATACATATCCTTTGTCATCTACAGAATCAATCTGACCATTTGATAAGCCTGAGAATTGTGAGCCATTTGCAAAAGCTAATGAATCTAGTTCTCCCGATGCCATTTGAAATTTAGCAGGGTGTGCAATTGAATCGCTAACCTTACCAAAAGATAATGCTCCTAGTGTGATACCTACAGTTCCTATCGATTTGCCTGTAGCTAAAAATAATTTATATCCTAAAGCTTCTCCATCTTGACCAATCGTAACTGATACTTTTGGATCGCTTAGTGTATGTAAGTCACTTAATAGCGTTAAGTCAGTTACCGCACTGAAATCAGATTGAATAAGTATACTTAAAGGCTTGTAATTAGTTTCTGCTAATGCAGCTTGAGTTTGTAATTTATCAACATCTGCTGTTGCAAAAGCCGCCTGAGTATAAACACCCATTTGTCTTATTTCACCTTCTCTATAATCTTGAATAGTGTTTACTTCTGCAAAATCTGTAGACGTTTCGTAAATACCTATAGAAAGCTTACCTTTTGGCTGTGCTCTAAAGTATTCACTTACGTGGTAATGCATTATATTAATCTCAGATGCTACACCTGCCACTACATTTTGCACTAAAGTACCTGCTGTTGATCCAGCAGTCACTGTTACCGCATAGGGCGTTCCAGTATTTAAAAATATACCTTGACCTGCCGCAGCTGTAATTGTTACGGTATCAACACCATCACTTACAGCTGTATAACCGTGTGTAGTTGTTCCGTCATTAATTTCAGATGCTAATTTAGCAGCCGCTGTTATTAATGTAGCTACATCCGCCGTAACAGTTGTGTAAGATGCTAAAGTTGTTACTGAATTGTCCGGTATTGTAGAATTTATATCTGCAACAGTGCAAAGTATAACATCTCCTGCAGCTCCCTTATTAGTTAGTTGATATGTAGCTGTTGATGGTGTTTCTCCCAAACTTTCATCAGTTATTCCTAAAGCTTCCGCCTCAGCAACACTAAATACCGTTTTTATACGGTCGCTTGAACTAAAACCACTAGGTAATACAGACGTGTAATGTAAATAAGAGCTAACAAAATCAGCTCCATCCAACGGACGACCTAAGCCGCCTGCTCCTTTTATTATGGTTATTTCGTTTGGCATTTTGTTTTATTTAAAATGTTATTTTTTCTTTTTCTTCTTCTTAAATGAATCCTCAACTACCTTCTTAGGTGCTGACTTTTCTCCTTTAAAAACAAAGATTTCTTTATTTTGACCTACAGCTATTTTTTTCATTTCTGTAATGTCGTTGTTTACAAATACTCCCATATCTTCAATCACACATAAAGTCTCAGTAGGTTTCCCGTTTGGTGCTTTATCCATAAATGGGTGTGCTTGTTTTTTTGCGTCTTCTGCTTTCATTTTATTGAGTATTAAAACACCCAGCCCGAAGGCTAGGTGCTAATTATTATTAAGCTTCTTGTACTATACTTACGATTCCTTTTTGGTCGCTTCTTAATTTAGCAGCTCCAAACATTTGTAATCCTGAGAAGTATGAGCCATAGTAAGCAGCATCATCTTCGTTAAAGAATACTTTAGTATCTCCTACCGCTTGCGATACGAAGTTAGGGTGAAACGCTAAACAACCAATGTTATCTGTTGCAGCTGGTGCAGATGGTACACCTGCACTGTTGATAGCTTTAATTACTGGAGTACCAGCGTCATCAAATACAACCACTGTTGAACGAATCATAATGTCAAAACCAAACATTCTAGCAATTACGCCGCTTGGCAATGCGCTTTGTCCATAAGATTGTGCTTGGTATGCATCAGGGATAGCTAACAATTGAGAATTGTAAACATCAGCATCCATTAATAAAACTCTACCTTCCATTGGAACGTTATCTTTATCTAAAACACCTCTAGCAGTTGCAATATCAGCCAAAGTAATCGCTTTACGAGTACCTGTTGCAGATGGTGCTAATGCAGTTCCTACAGCAGAACCAGTAGTTCTTACGATACGAGATGCGCCACTTGCAGCCCAAGTATAAGCAGTATGGTTACCAATTGTATCTCCTAATGTTGATACGTGCTGGCTTAATACTGAACTACGCTTGTTGTAATTTACTTGTAACTCTTCAAGATTTCTAATCAATATAGGATCAGTCGTAAACTCAGCCATATTGTATTGTAAATCAGTATCAGTTCTTTGACCGATAGTAGCAGGTACAGACGCTCTATCTTTTTCTACTGTTGGATTCGCTCCAGCTTGTGGAATGTGAACCGTTTTATTATCTATCCATTGTGAGTGATCTACACCTCTCGCTACGAACGAATTTGATGCAAACAAGTTTTCTTGTATATCATCAATCCAAATTTCTTTTTCTATTGCCATTGTCTTATTGTTTTAATTGTTATTTTTTATATGTTTTATTGTATAGTTCTGTGTAAGTCTCAGGAGCGCTATTTTTCATTTCAGCTAATCCTTTATGATCGTTTTTTTGCCAATCTTTAATAGACCATTCAGAACGATCTTCTGTACCTTTCTTGTTTTTAACCTTAGTTACATCAAAAACTTTGTTCGCTACTTTTTTAACAGTAACTTTATCAAGCATATTCTTTACGCTTTCCAAGTCAACTAAAGCAAGCTTTTCAACACTTTCTCTGTTTTCTTTTTCTAGTTTACCGTCTTTTTCGTAACCGTCAAGTACGTTTTTAATCTCAAGGTTTTTAGCCTCTTCTTTTTCGTTTTCAAAAGCTTCAACCTTATTGCTCAGTTCAGTTACTTTTGCTTTTTCAGCAACCAACTCATCTGTCAAAGATTCGCTTTTGTTTTCGATTGCCTCAATTCCGCTTACGATTGCTTCCTCGCTCGCATCTTTAGACAAATTTAATTTGTTTGTTACTTTTTCCATTTGTTGTTTAGTTATATTACTTTCTTTGTTTATTACTTTGTTGTATATCAATGCCATATTATATAAAGAACTCTCACCTTTACTTACATTGATTTTTTCCTCACTAGAAACTACGAAGTCAACAAAACCTTTTTGCTTTGCCGTATCTGAGTCTATCCAAGTTTCGCTATCCATCATCTCGTTAATATCCTCCTCTTTAAATGCTCTACGCTCTTTAAATATTGTTACTAGAGTTTTCTTAACTAAGTCTAAAACCTCTTTGTTATCTCCTCCGCTTGGATTGTGCAACATTAAAGTTCCGTAAGACTTCATGTAAATAGTTTGCCCCATCATTGCAATCACTCCAGCTATAGAAGCCGCTAGACCGTCAATGTGAGTATCTACTATTACCTTGCTATTTAAAATTGAACTTATAATTGAATAACCATCAATGACTGAACCGCCAATTGAGTTAATGCGAACATTTATCTTTTCCGTCCTTTCTTCTAAATACTTCATTTCGTGAGCAAAAGCCTCACCATCTATTCCCCAAACAGGATTACCATTTGCGTCTACATCAAAACCTATCTGATTATAAAGCAATATATCAGCCTCTTGACTAGAAATGTTTTTTATGTACTTAAAATTATTCATTATACAAATATTATTATTATATTTGTTCTTAATAGTAACTTGTAACAACATTAATTTGGGCTGGCTTAACGAAGACGACAAAAAGAGCAAGATTCTATCTTATAAAGTCAAACTTACGACCCGATTGCAGGGTTCTAAAAAAAACGCCTTTATGCTTGATATGATTAAGCGTGATTGGACTGAGGCGGAATTAATAAGACAAATAATATCGTTGCATTACGACAATCTAGAGTTAAACAACATCCAAAGAAGTACAGATTTTAAAGAAATAAGAGACGTCCTAATACGAAAAAACCGCCCAACAAATCAATGAGGACGGTAAAAAACTAGCCACCAGTTTTATTATGCTACAGGCATTCTTATATGACCTTGAAGTCTAAAGTCTGCCCCATTTGTCCATGTCCCGTTAATAGCTTCGAGAGTTATAGTTGATGATGAATCTGAAATCTGAAATCTAGCTCCGCTTAATGCTGGTGATCCTAGTCCATCATAAGCCATGTACTGACCATCATATTGAAACCCTATTGCAGAAACAAAACCGTCTGGTATAATCATACTGAATCCCGTAACTCCAGCAGAAGTTATTGTTCCTTGAACATTGAATATTATGTCCAAAGTTCCGTTTTCAACCTTGTAAGATGCAGGGGGAGAAGAGACTGTTGCTGTTCCTCCATTTGGGGTTACAACTACAGTGGAATTTAGCACCCAACTTTTTCTTACTAAATCTTGAAAATCAAAATCAGCACTCCCTAATATCCCATCACTTAAAACTAAATCTCTATGGTTGTGTACGTTTCTTAGTATAGAATCTGTAAACTCTAAAGGATCGGCTGTACCGTCGTTTGTTATTGTTATTGTGCAAATATCTGCCGTCGCAATTGCTATAGAAGCTATTTCTGGAAACGTATAAACCTCTCCATTAAAATAAATATATCCTGCGGTATAAGAAAAGTCTCCTCCTCCCAAGTCTGTTTTTACGCAACCGTATAATACATACGGAATTGTTGTGCTTGGGGTGTCTCCTAATGAGGATTGAATTACAGCCGCCAAAGCTTCTTTTGTTGCGTCTTGTACAAAATCTAAAGAAAGCCCTGTAAATGGTTGTGCAATTGACGGGTCTAAAATACTACTTGTGTCTATTCTTTTCATGTCTTAATATGGTGTTACTGTATAACTCATTCCTGCTAATACGTAAATATCAGCTATATTTCTAATTATATTCTCTCTATCAATATCGTTTCCTGCTAAACTATTAAACTTTGCCAATGGTACAAAGATAGTAAATGCGCTTAAATTTGAGGTAAAACTATTAGTTAAAAATTGTTGAGAATTAGAACTAACATTATACATTGCACTTGAAGTATCTCCAGAACCTCCCATTAAAAAAGTTTGTGCCCCTATACTAGTGTTATCAATAAATATTCCTGTTGTTTGAAACCACTTATTTAAAGCATATTCAAATAATATTTTCCTAGAGCTGTATTTTGACCTTTCTCTTGCTCCGATATAATTGTCGTTTACCTTATACCAATAAGTACTATCTGATGGTAAGTTCCCAGTTGTAGCCTGCCTAGCCTCATACTGACCTCTATCGGTATAAACAACCCTATCTCCTTTTACGTATGCGGTTACATTGCTATAATCAGCATCTGTTGCTCCATTGGCGTAGCTTATAAATATTGCATTATGTAGCCACTGCAAAGGCTTCATTATCACTTTTCCCCAAGCTAAATGAACTGCCTTTCTTAATACTGGAGGGTAAACCGTCTCCCAAAAAAAACCGTATGTAACTGTATAAATACTCATTAACTTTCAGCTGTAAATGTTAACTTATCTGTAAAACTCTCTCCTGATTCTGTTTCTTCTATTGCATAACCTGCTGTAGTAAGAAGCTTATTAAATATAGTTGTCTTATTTTCAACTAAAAACACTTTAGATGCAAACGGTGTTGTATCAGCTCTTAATGCTAAGTTAGATATTACAATATCAACTACACCTGCAACACTCTGAATCGCATCTTCTACATCCGATATTCTAACATAGCCATTAAAAGGTAAATTAGAAAGGTATAAGTTTATAGCGTCTATTACATTTGCACTTATAGTACTTGTATATTGACCATCATAAAACACCTCAGCCTCTAAGAATATCTTATCGCTCGTTAAACTCTGAACGTTATATTCTACACCTGCAAAAGATATATCATCTAAGTAGCCCTGTAAAGAACTTAACTCTAATGCGTCTAGCGCAATAGGCGGATCTTCTTTAGCGACCTTAACAGACACTACCTTGTTTGTTAGCGTATTAACAGACGCTCTAGTAATTATTTGAAGAGACTCATCTATAGGGTTATAAGAAGGTACAAAATCTACCAACTGAACAATCTGAGGTGTTACGGTGTCGTATTGAAATTTTAACACTTCAAATTTAACCCATTCATCTGTACCCACAACCGCGTTTGTTATTACGGTTTCTATCTCTGTTTTAAATGTATCCCATAACGTTTCCTCAAACCATAAAGCTGTTGAGAATACGTATTTCCACAACGTATAAATAGCCGCTTGAGATATACTGTTTAGTCCACTTAATTGAGGTTGCAACGCTTGTTCGGCGTCCATCTCTGCTTGTATTTCTTCTATTGTCCTAGCCATTTTTTATTTCTTGAGTGTTATCTTGTTCTGTTGCTGCTGCGTTTTGTACGTGATTTTTATCTACTTTATTTAAAACTTTAGCTACAAAGTTCCCTAGCCATGTTGTATTTCCTGCTAAAAAATTAACCCCTGTTATATGAGATATTGTTTCATCAACATTTCCGTACAATTTAGGAGCTTTAGACTTATTTTTTAATAATAGGTTATTCATTAAAGGACCACCCATTGTATTACCTAATTGATCTCTTCCGAAAGCTATATTGTGAAAATAATCACTCACCTTTTTAAAGTTTCTTAATTTAACTATTGCATAAATTACAAATAAAGGCGCAAACAACCATTGTAAAACCCTTGCTAATATTACTAATAATATTCCCATGTTGTTACCCTTTATAAATGTTTAACAAATCATCTCTTAACTCTTCTGTGAAATATTCTTTTTGAGCAAATCCATTGTTTTCGTAATCAGAACCTTCTGTATTTGAAAGCCAATCTTTAAACTTGGCACCATTTGCATCAATATATTCATTAAATATAATATGAGTTGCATCCCAAAAATCATCGGTATCATATTTGGTTAAGGTTTCTTTTCTTAGTTCGTCAGAAACCCTCTTTCTCATTAACTCAACAACGCCTGCCCTTCCACTTTTTGTTTTCTCAACTAATACATCCCAAATATCAGAATCTATATTGTCAGTATGAACTGTAACCCTTAAAGCGTATGGAGCTACAACCCACTTCGCAGCAATACTTTTATAAGAATATGCTGCCCAACCCGAAAAATCTAAAGTTGGATAATTTGGGTTTGTCGCTATTATAACAAGAGCTTTTATCTTATCCCTTGTTAATTTATATCCAACGGTGGACTCGCCAAACAAATTCCAAGCTTCTATATCGTTGCTTTTATCTGTATAAGACACCGCAGGCGCTATTTCTTGATAGTATGCTGCTGTTCCGTTATTTTCTATCCAAAGTTTGCTCATTATCCTATTCTGTTTAAAGGTTTCCATCGACTTTGTACTACATCATAATAAAATTCGGCCGTTTCGTTTGGTTTAATTGCTTTGTTTGCGCCGTCTCTTAATAAAATTCTGTTTTCTGGGTCGCTTCCTCCGTCTTCGTGTAAAAACCTTAAATCATTACTCGGATGAAGATTGTTTATTCTTTTTATAATGTATTCTGCTGGACTTGGTGCTTTTAGTCCTGAAATTTGCCTGTTATTCGCGTTAATATCTTGCCGAACCATATCAGAAGTATCAAATCCTGTAGGGTTGTAATTGTCTACTGTGCTTGTTAGTGTTGGAGGTGTTATCACATTGGTAAACCCACCGCCCGAGGAGCTAGTCATTTCCGCTACAGTTATTGTGTTGGTTCCGTCGGTTATGTCTCCCGTTACGTAAATATTAGTTGCCCTTATCCATTGCCAAAGTCTCCCAAGTATTCCTATTTGCCCTTCATTGTCTCCGTTTGGCTTTATATTTGGTGTTGCCATTTATATTAGTGTTTTAATTATTATATCTCCTCCATCATTATCAAAGTATGGATCATCTATTATTGACGGGTCTACTACTGGCGATAAATCCCCTAACTCATCTACCGTAAACATCCCATCTTGAGGTATTTCATCAAATGCTGATCTAGGCTGTAAAGACAAACCTCCTCCAAGTCCTATCTCGAACAAGTGATTAAAAGAATCATCTATAAAAGTATAACTCATAATGTCACTGTGCTAATTTGTAAATCATTACTATCAAATCCACTCTCAAATATTATTCTTATCTCATCCCTGCATTTATCTAATATCCAAGGCTGTTTTTTCTTTATCGGGAACCCTTCCCCTACAACTGCAGATCCTCCACCAAGTTTTATCCATGCTGTTTTTTTATTCTCATGGTATAATATAACCTCTTTAAAGTCTGTGTCCGCCGCTAATACCTGCTGGTTTGTCCCGTCTGGAGTAAGAGCTAAATAACCTCCAGTATCTCCAAATGTTGAAGCTCCTCCTCCTGCTGCATCCTCCCCTGTTGTTCTTAGTTTAGCACCTGTAAAGCTTAATAAGTCTGTTTGTGCTTTTATTGCTGCTAATGTTGTTTCCGTAGCAAAGTCTTTAGCTTCTAACAAGTTAAGTACACCCTCAACGGCTAACAATGTAGTTTCTGTTGAAAAATCCTTAGCGTTTAATGCGGTTAATAATACGTTTGTCGCGGCTAGTGTTGTTTCGCTTGCCCTAGTACTCAAGTCAACGTCTAATGCGTCCGTATTTGTTTTTATACTGTCAGCTACCAGCTTTAATGCCGCTAGTGTTGTTTCTGTTGAATAATCTTTACCATCCAAAGAAACGGTTAAAACCCTTATAGCTTCTAGTGTAGCCTCTGTTGCTAATCCCGAAGTGTCTACGGTAATTGATACTGGTTCATTTTTATACCCTTCTAATAAATCGTATAAATCTTGCGCACTTGCAATAGCTGGAACAACTTCTTTATAATCAATATCTATTATATTTATACTGTGTACTGGGTCGATAGTGTTGTGAACTGAAATATAGTCACTCTCATCTCCCCAATGGATATACATATTAGTTTTATCGACAAGCCTTACTTTCTCATCAATCTTAAACTCTACAGAGTTGTCAAAATTTGTTATTGTTACGCTCATGCTATCGTTACAGTTAAATCTTGTGTTGCTGTATGTTCTAGTGAAGGTCTACTATCACCTCCGTAATCATTACCCATTGTTGCAAAGTCAATCATGTAATCTTGAACATTACTATGATCGAAATTCTGCTCCTCATTTCTTCTTAACAGTTTACCATAATACCCAAATTGTTTAGTGTGCATTTTTTGAAATACCTTATCTGCTAAATCTAACACATCAATATCTTCATCCTTATAACTCTCAAAACAAACATGTAAACGAACAGTTAAAAATACTTGCTGAACACCATTCGATAAATCGCTATAATCGGACGGGACGAACTCAATAAAAACCGCAGGGTACAAAAATGCATTCTCTACATTCTCGCGCTCTGGTTGATTATTCCACAACGCCACATGCTTTAACACACTTGTAGTTTTTAACTCTTCAAGTGTTGTTTTTATATCTGTGTATAATTCTTTTTTAGACATTGAACGCTACTACTATTCTTGTGTTTAATTTTCTTCTTAATTTCTGCTTTAATATAAAACTATGACCTATAAACTGCCTTTTAGGTATATTAACCCTTCTAGTAAACCCTTTAACATTCCCTCTACTTCCCAACAACTCTACTGTTGTTGCTTTCCCTTTAGTAAAAACCCCTCCAGCAAACCCCCCAGATCCTCTAACTCTACTTCTTACAACTCTTTGCCTTTTGTGAGGCTTTACATACTGAACTCCCCTATACCCTTCATTATGCACTTCTCCGTAATCCCCCGCCGTTCTACTTCCTATCGTTACACTATTAAAACTCTTTTTTACTACTCTTATAGACCTTCTTAAAGCTCCAGTTTTTACCAGTACAGCCCTGTGTTTGCCTTTTTCTTTTTTCTCCCTTTTCTTCCACCTTACAAGCGTCGCATCTGTAAAGCCTCCATTTCTAAAACTCTTTTTAAAATGCCTTACCGCGTCGTTTCCCATTACGGTTATAAACTTCTTTAACTCCCTTTGTAGCTTTTTTTGTTGTTTTAGTATTTTTCTTGCTTCGTTCGCCATAATCAAATAAATCTACATCAAAACCTTCGCTTTCCATGTCCATTAACGCTATTTTCATTGCATCATTCATGGTAGTGGTAATCCAAAGTTAGTTTTCTTAAATTCAGCCTCATTCGCTTGCACCTTATAATATGGGTGTTCCGCACTATAAACTCTTTTAGTTTTACCTACATTAAACCTAAACTCTTTCGGTACATCCTTTTCGTCTGGTCGCTGTCTAGTTTTTAAGCTTGTTATTGGCTTATCATCTAACTGAATAACATCACATCGACAATTCCAACCATTGGGCGGATAAAACGTACTCCAAAAAGTATCTCCTACAGGTCTAACTATCCCATCTAACAAGGCGTGTTCAGGTCTAACTCTTGCATCTCCTACAGTATCATACTCAAGCTTTCCTAGTATTGGCTCTTCGTCTTTTATGTCTATCCACCTACTAGCCATCCTACCTTGTGATATTGCAGAATTATACTCAGCTGTTAAATGCTGCCTATTAAATGTAGTAAACACTTTCTCAGCTTTCTTTTTAAAGTCTGGATATGTTAGTACATTATCACCTTCAATAATTAAAGAACTCATTAACTTTGTTTGTTGAAAGTTTTTAGCTGCAGAGAATGTATAAACATTTTCCCTAAGCGCTTTCAACATATTGTAATCAGGCGTTAAAAAATCAGCCTTTACTAAATCACTCCCAAAACCGTTATACATACCATCCGTTAACTTCTTTGCTACTTTAATGTAATATGCAAAATCTAATGCAAAACTATTAACCTCGCCTGTGTATGTTTTTCTTAATAACGTTTCTATTTCATTCTCATCAAATATATCTAACTGCTCATCAACATTCGTAACACAAAAATTACAACTATGACTTAGAGTCTCCATATAATTTATCTATTCTGTTTTGTATATCTGCCGCACTTCCAGTTTCTGGTTGTTTTTCTTCTACCGGCGTACCATACTCTTTTTCAATGTATTCTGGATCAATATCATAATGCTCCATCAACTTCAAATCAATCTCTGCTTTATCCTCTATCTCAATCTTATCATCATTTCTAATGATAATCTTTTTATCTTCAAATCCCAATCCGTGAACATTCAGTAAAGGTACTAATTTATCTGAATAAACATCTTCTATAAATGAAGTATCTGATTCAATCACTTGTTCTAATACTCTCTCATGTACATTTGCAGAACCACTAAAGCTTTTTTCATCTGTTGTACCTGTTTGTCCTAGTATTAACTTAGATAGCTCAGAATTAGCTCTTTTAATTGGCGTGTCAAACATCTCTTCATTTCCTCCACTAGCCTGACCATTCAATAACTCTATTTCGTCATTCTTATCTATAACAGCCCATGCATTGCTACCCATCTCTTTCATCATACTCTCCCCATTCGTTCGGGTGGTATTGTCTCTCACGTTTGTTTTTAAAACACGTATTGGAGTGCCGTATAATTCTAAGTAGTCAGCACTCGATCCCATTGCCCCTTTTTTCCAAAGAACATGCGGTGCAGCTTTTAAGAATAGTCCTAAATCCCTCTTTTCTCCTACTCCTATCACCCAGTCAGTATAAGGCTCTTCGGTGTATGGCGTTCCTGTATTTTCCGCTAAGTTATCTACGATTAATTCTAACTCTTGTTTTACGTATTGTCTTGGAACTAATTCAACATCTTGGAATTCATCTTTTTCCAAATCCCCAAACTGTATTAAAGAGTAACCCCAGTATATTGAGTCTAAGGCATGACTTGTAAAAGATCTGAACCATTTCTTATTAATTAAAGCTGTCTTTTCTTCATCTTCTACTCCATCCTTATCAACAACAACAAAATCAGCACCCATGATTGAATTCTTGCGAGTTTCAATCACAGCTGTTAAGTGTGCATCTAAATCAACATCTTTGTATAACCTGTATAATTGAGTTCTATTTGGATGCGTAATAGACTCTGCAGCCAGTGTAGCTGAACGCCATGTTGCTATATCTTGACGTGTTCTGTATAACGCTCTAGGCGCTTTTATCTTCTTTGTAACATCCGCCTCTTCTGGAAGCTTTTTGTCTACATTGAAAATACTCTTAAAAGTTTCTTTTCCGCTGAATATATCTTTTATCGCCATGTTTTACCAGTTATCGGGCATGTTAGTTCTAGCTTCTGTACTACCATAAGATATAGAAATACCTTGTTCTGGTATAATGCTAGGCAAATCTGCTGTTAAATCTCCTGCTCCTACCTTCTTTAACCATCCTAATGCTCCACCTCTATCAGTTGGGTCATCTCCGTTATATCTTTGCTTTCTTAAATCAGGTATGTTTCTCGGGTTTATCCTACTATGAACATGGAAAAGAACAATGTCCACAAATATTAATACTATTTGCTGGTTCCTGTTATCTCCCTGCGTCCATTTTGATGTATCATCTGGATAGTCTCCTGAAAATGAGTAATTAGCAACAAAATCCCAAAAGTTTGAGTCTGTCGGTAAATTACCAGTTGTTTCAGCCGTCGCCGTATATGTTGCATCCTTGTACCAAACTGTGTCGCCAATGGTGTAAGTAGCTGAATGAACATACTCAGGCTCAGGCGTTTTAGCATAAAATAATGATTTATCTACAGCTATAAACGTCCACTTAGCAGGATCGAACGCCTCTGCCGTGTTTCCTGCGATTGACTTATAAATATCACCGTTATAAACAACCCTATCATCTGCCGAGTAAGTAGCTGCTGCATCGTAATCATCTGCTGAGTACTCTACTAAGTTCTTACCGTAGTAAGTATCGCCAATTTCAAATGATTGCGTATTGGTGAATATACTAGCTATGTCATATCGTTGCGCTAGGTAGCTTGTGATCTCTGCTTGAGCCGCAAGCTCCATATCTAAACGTATAGACTGGTCACTTTCAATTACTTGTAGAAAGTTGTCGTCTTGAATTTGTTTTAGATAATCTTTGTCTCTTAAAAAACGCATACAACAAACTTATAACAATATTATTTAATTATTATGTATTGTTACAACTTTTTTTGGTCGTCTATGTATAACCAAACTATCCAGCCAATAAACCAGCAGAGTAGAATGATTATTAATAATAGCATAATGTCCATATTTACACCAGTTTAATTAAAGCCTTAGACAAAGCTTTTATAGTTATGTTTTTTTCCATTAGCAAGTTCTCTTTTAACAAGTTCTCTTCTAAAGAGTCATTGTAAGCCTCCTTAAGATTGCCCTTTAGCTTTTTCATTAAAGCCATGTCACCCTCGTACTTCTTTATTTCATCTCTGTAATTATCTACTAGGTCGTTTAACCTTTCGACTTCTTCTTTTAATCCTTTTACTCCCATAGTTATAATTTATTAATTTTTTTTACAAAATACAACTTACCACCCACCCTAAAGTGTGAATTGCCATACTTTTTTAAGTCTGTTAAAAGCCTCCTGTATGGAGCGCCGTATGACTCTGCAATCTTTTTGATTGTTCCAGCGTATTCTTTATTGTTTATTGTGTACATATTTTTCAATCTTAAATACTTGATTCTGTGATTATTAGTTGTTTTAAAACGTTTAAAGTATTGTTTAGCGATATATTAGCGTTCATTAGGTTGGTAGTTCTTTGCTATCTCTTTACACGCTTCTGAGGTTGCTTCTTTCCATCCTTTTTCGTACCCTTCTTCAAACGAACCGCTAACATCAGCTAAAGCAACATTAACTGGTTTGGCGGTTTCTAATTCCTTTAGTGCTTCCTCTATTTTAAGCTCTAAACTAGCTTCATTAAAGTAATCAACATTCTTTCTAATAACGTGCATTACTTCATCTAATACTTTTTCTATATCCATAATCTTTTGTAGTTTATTTGTTAAAGTTGTTTAGCATTATCATTAGCAACAAACCCTAAATTCCAAATTTCAATTGGCATAGTTCGTGCTTTTCTAAAGTGTTCAGAGCATTGTAAATTTCTTTTGCCTCTTCTTCAGTTATTGTACCTCGTTGCTTTTTACCATTGGTTATAAACCACAGGTCAGTTAAGTCGGGGCAGTTGCTAACATTGCGTATAGCAAATGCCTGTTTGTTTTCATTTTTAGGTTCTTCCATGTTTCAATATTTAGTGTTTTCAATTAAGTTCTGTGTTGGCACTTGCCATACACTCGTCCATTATAAAATATTAGCCTTACGCAATCTTTCAGCTTTTCTTAGCCTTATTTCTTCAATTTCATCTTCTACCTTTTTTAATCTTGCTTGTGCATCCCACAAAGCATATTGCGCTCTTGTTATTTCTGCTCTCCTTTCGCTTTTTATTTTCTCATTCCAAGCAATTAAATCTTTAATTATTTTTTTTATCCAGTTCATTTTGTTTAGTTTTTAATTGTTAAAATACATTTTATAATATTGCTGTAAAACGCAACCATGCAATAAGCTCAATGGCGTTTACAGTTGGTCATTAGTAAAAATGCTCACAAATCTTTACCGCACTTGTAGCACTTATTTATTTCTCCGTTACATTTACTCATTACCATAGCAAAGGGGTGTTCGCACTCTTTACTAACATCAAGTAAAGCTAATTGCTCTGCTTTTCCGTCTTCAAGCCCTTTTTTATAGGCGGTATCTCTTACTTTTTTCAACCAGTGCTCAATGTAGTGTGGTTGGTTAATCCTGTTTGCAAGTTGTTTTACAATATCTTCTAATTTCATCTTAATCGTTATTTATCCGCAAATATCTTTACTTGTCCTCATTATACTCAATTATTTTCTGTAATTAAGTGTTTAGGTACACAAAAGTTCTCTAAACATTTATCTAATAATTCTTTGTTATCGCAAACCTTGTATAGTTTTTCAAACTCAGATAATACTTTAGCTATACCTTCATAATTAGGTTCTAATAATTCAATCTTTGCGTTACTTTTTACTGATGCTTTAAATAAGTCTTTCATAATTTGTTTTGTTTAAAAGAGTATAACAACGTGTCATACTCCATATTCCGTTGCACTCCATACAGAGCATACACTATCATTATCTACAACACTCAATTCCATAATTTATTTTCACACATTTCTAAAAGATTATCTACATCTTCAAGGTCTTGTTTATAATCACAAGAAAGTCCGCATCTTGCATCTTTATATGTTTCTTGTTTTTGCAAATTCAACGCTTGGTTTAATAAGCATTTTTCATTTTCTGTAAATAAATATTTAAAAAGGTTTATTTTGAACCTGCCTATTAGTTTACGTACAATTTCCAATACGGCATGAGAATAATCGCTTAGTCCTTTTTGATTTTTAAGTGTTAAATTCATAGTTTTATTTTATTGATTAATGTTATTAATTTGTACAAATATAACAACATCTTGTTACAAAACAAACATTAATACGTTTTTCTTTTGTTGGTTGGATTTGCGCCGTAACTTCTTATTACTGGAGTGCTGCCGTGCTGATACTCTTCAAACTCGTTTATAAAAGCTTCACAAAGAAAGTAATCCATGGTATCTGCATGGTGAAAATACTTTTCAAAAGTAACCCCGTCAACTTTTGTTTTCTCTTTTAGCTTAGTACCATCACTAGCCTCTTTACCAAATAGCATATCGTTAAGCATGTACTTGCACTTATCGCTAAAGAGTATATTCAAGTCATTAAACCCTTTCAAGAATACAGTATTAATAAAATTACCTCTAGTAACTACAGGAGGGTGCTTATTGGCTACCCTTTCAATCGGATGGTATTTTTCTAGTTCATTAAATATAATAGTATAGTCATTATAGCCTTTATCTGTTCTGGTGTCTTGCTGCCTTCCTGATGGGTCTCCGTAAATAAACAAACCTCCTTTGTGATTAAAATATCTACGCTCAAACTCTCTACACACTCCTACTGTTGTATTGTCGGGATTAACAGATGCTATCTCATAAATACACTTAGCCATCTTACCGTCTATTTGCCATATCGTAGCACTCATGTATGGATTTACATTAAAGTCAAAAGATAAGTGTATTGCTTGGTCTGGATTGTAAACAATTGTAGGGTCTACACTTTTAGCTCTATCAAAATGCTTATAAAACAAACCTCCCGTTTGCTTATTACCCCATTCGCCATTACAATAGATAGTATAATAGTACGGGTTTTCTACCTTTAACTGCATTAACTGAGCAACAAAAGCATTAGGCAACCAGCGATTATCTTTATGCCAACTATGATGTACTGTGTATGTTAGTTCAATCTTTAACTCTTCCACTTGAATTACAGTAACATCGCTAAAACTCTTTTCAATATGTCCCTTAAAGAATCTTTTCCAAAACCAGTTTTCCTGATAGTTACCTTCAACTTCTGGATTAATAGTAAATATCTCCTGTAAGTAATCTGCTTTACTCGTTCTTACCGATGTAGTAATAGTGATAAAATCGCTTTCGTCTGGCACGTCCTCTTCCCACCATACACCTGTTGGGTCTTTTATAGACTTTAACTTAGTAGCATCATCACAACCCCTTGCTAAGAACTTGTTACCGTTCATGCATTCTATTTCTAGCGGTTGTATCTTAAACCTAAATAAAGACTCAAGACCTAAGTCGTGTATTATATCTTTTATTGTTTGGTAGCTGGAATCTTTTATTGTAGCGTATGTGTTACGAACTAAAACGTATCTAAAATACTTTTCACTTAAACACCTGTATATTAATTTCTTTGCAGCCCAATCCGATTTGCTCGAACCTCTACCACCGTATGCTATTATGTATCTATCTGTATTTTCTACTAAAGGCTCAAACCTCTCATTGATTATCTCCGACCACTTACACCAGTTAATATCGATGTCTGCCATCTAATCACTTTTTGGAGGTATTACGTTAATAGTATTGGAAACCTTAGCCTCTATATTTGTTGGAATTAACTTTGCTGCTATCTTGTAAAACTCTGTTGGATTCTCTTTAGCCCATGCAATAAGATTATTCTTTGGGTCTGCCTGTAAGTCTTGGAACGCATTAAAAACAACATCTTTAACATCAAGGGCTAGTAAAGTAACTTTATTCTTACTCCCTACTTCTCGACCTTTTACATTTCCACTTTGTCCTTTCTTAAATGGCATTGTTGATTATTATTGTTTTCAATAAAACCTCCCTTAGCCGCTTCCACAGCCTAGGGAGGAAAAATTAAACTATGATTAATACAAATATACTAATTTTTTTCCTTATGATACGTATCAATTACATCAAACTTATAGCCTCTTTCGATTTTATCTTCTAAGTCTTTAAACCCTTTTTCGTATAACCTTTCTTTGATTATAAGTATAGCTTCTTCTTTTGTTTCTGCTGGTATTTCTACTTTAGTAGCGTATTCATCTCCTGTAGGTTTGTAGCTAATGTGTTGTATTATTTCTTTTCCTTCCATGTTATTTGTTTTTATGTTTTAATAATTCCATTACTTCATCTGCAAACTTAACAGCTTTTTTGGAGTTTTCTAATGTAAATTGTTCTTCCTCTTTAAACGCTGCCTCTGCAAACATTCCTATTATTATTTGTCTTATTACTTTATCATCCATGTTTTATTTTTTTAAGTCAACCATTAAAACGTTTTGATAACGCTTGCTATTATTCGCATTAAAACGCGAAATAGCTCAGTATTGTATGCAATAAAAAATTAATCATACCACTTAAAACCTATCCTGTTTTTGTCAGCTTCTATTTTGTCAATTTTCTTTTGGTAGTAATCAACCTTTTTGCTATGAAACTTCTTTTTCTTTTCAAGTTCTTCTTTCGTTAATTTCTTGCTCATTTCAAATATTAATTTTTTACAGTTCGCTTCACCATACAACAACGTGTATATTGCATAGCCTATCGGCATACGCACCATACACAATGCGTTGTAGGTAATAAGCCTACTTAACTGAAATCTATTTCTGAAACA